CGGGGGCGGCGGGGGCGGCGGGGGCGGCGGAGGCGGCGGGGGAGGCGGCGGCGGAGCCGCTTCTTCCACCGGAGCCGCGCCACCGAAGTTGTAGCTCAGCGTGCCGAGGATCGAGTGCGAACGGAAGCGCGTACGAGCAGCGGTGCCGTCAGCAGCAACCAGATCGACGTTGTTGTGGTTGAAGAAGCGATACTTCAGGCCCACATCGACGTGATCGCTGATCGGCGCACGGATACCGGCCAGAGCCTGCCATGCAAAACCAGTGTCGGAGTCATTGACCTGGACGCCGACGGTGGAGTTACCAGCGTTGATGAAGTACTTGGAGCGGGCGACGCCGACACCACCGCCAACGAAGCCCTGGATGCCATCGTCCGGACCGAAGTCAAGCAGACCGTTGACCATGAAGCTCAGCGCGTCAGCATGCCCCTGCGGGTTGTCACGCACCACACCGCCGATGTCGACCGAGTCATTGTATGCACGACGGTAGCTGACTTCGCTTTCAAGGCGGAAACCGCCGAAGTCATAACCGACGATACCACCGAAGTCGTACCCATCGTGGTTGCTCAGAACGATCCCACCGTTAAGTGCTTCCGAGTCTTCAACCTTCATCGCGCCAGCGTCGGCCTCGACGTACCAAGAATCATCTCGTGCAAACGCAGGAGATGCCAAGGCACTCGACGCCAGGGCAAGGCCCAGGACCAGTTTCCGCATTATCGTTTCCCCTTTTAGCGACATCATGCCACGTCGTGCAGGTTGTCTACCGGTTCCAAAGTGGTCATGCAAGCGGACAAACACACCGAGTGTTGCATGAAAACAACGGATTGCCTCCATTGTGCAGTGCAAATTCTCGATGATTGCGCCCTCATGTGCCGGTGAAATGCCGCTAGAGGGAATTGGTTCCACTTAGTTCGCTGAAATTGTGCCGGTTACTTTAAGCAGTTCGATCAAGGCTGCGATCGCGGCCCGTGCCTCGGCATCGACAACTGCTCCACCTTGCGGGCTGGCCGGGGCCGTTGCAAGAGTCCAGCCACCGTCAAACAGACGGTTGGCGCCGTTCTGGAGATCATAGCAGCGCATGCCGATGACTGGCTGCACAAACCGCCAGCCCCCTTCCGTCCAGCCCGCAATCGCGTTTTGGTGGTTGGCGAATGGCCCGGTCGGACTTGCCCCCACGATCCATGCCTGTCCGATTACAGGGGCAGTCGGCGGATCATTCAGAACGCCTTGGACAGAACCGGCCACGCAAATATCCAGCAAGGCAAGCGCCTCGTTCACCGTGGTCTCCTTCTGCGCCTGGCCGGCAAAGAGCAGCGGGAGACCCAGTCGTGCGGTCGACGTCGAATAGCTGATAGGGTCAGTCATTGGTTTCCCTTTTCATACTGGCGGGTCATTCTGGTGCCGTGACGATCAGCGGCAATGACAGGGAGGTCCTTCCCACCTGCCGAATGCTGAAGCGGTGCGCCTCCGTCGCCGGGCCCAGGGCTGAAACCTGCGCGGATGTAAGCCGCAGGCGTGGCTCGGTCGTGTTCCAGGTGACGTTCACCGCGTCCGCAGTGCCATAAGCGATCTGCCAGAGTTCCTGAGGCTCATTGAGAGGGACATCGAGCTCGTTCAGCCAAGCCCAGCCGCCGCGCGATCGCCGGATCCAGTCCAATTGCAGCCCCCCATCGGCGAGGCGTTTTGCCTGGCCGTGGACTGGGGCCAATGGTCGCAAGCCTATGCCGCGGTTGATCACCTCGGTTGTGACGACTTCCGGGTCGCCAAGCCCGAGCGCTGCGATCTGGAGTCCTTCGGTCACGTCCGATGGATCGATCATTGTCAGGGAATCATCGATCAACACGAAAGGCTCATCGCTGGCATGGTTGGAGATGGCTGCCTCAGTTCCCCCACGCCCGCGAAGGAGGCCGCTGATCCGCCATGTTCCGTTCGCAAGCCTTTCTGCGCGCGAAAACTGGATGAGCTCTGATCCGAGGTATGAAAGATTGCTGCCTCGCATCAATTGGGCCCATGTCGCGTCAGCTAACGCTGCATCCTGCGGCACAAGTGCCACATCAACCGTGGCATGTGCGTCGAACATCAGCGGCGTCCCTGCGGGCAGTCGCGTAAGGGTGCGCCCAAGCACTGCGCGGCGTCGGCCTGTCGATCCGATTGCCGCAAGCTGACCATCGCCGACTTGGACGAACAAGGAGGCACCGGTCCACCCGGCGCTTTGAGATGAAGCAGCCACTTGAAGCTTGACTTTAGTCGGATCGCCCACGCCGTCCCAGGGCAACTCAAACGCTGCCAGCGACGTCGGTCCCGGTTGCAGATCGAGAGCCTGATTCGCCCGGCCCGCATCGCTGATCGTCGTATCCACAGGTGCGGATGGCGGCACTGCGACCAGGTCCAGCATTACCCCGTCCGCCTGCCATTCCCATTGCTCCACCCGCCACCGGCCTTCGGTGACGGGAGTGGTCACAATGGCACCGGGGGCAAAAGCGTGGTCGATCTCGGTTATGCGGTAACGAAGGGTGTCGTGCGCAATCGTCCGACGGCGCGCTGCGCGATCCGCAATGACGCTAGCTTCAGCGGCCGTCATCGCCGCCGGGAGTTCAATGGTAGCCACGTCTCCGGGGGCACTGCGGCCAATGCTGCGCTGCAGGCCCGGCTGATAGTCCCGCCCGATATCGTAGTAGCGGACCGCACATTGCTGCGACACCGGAAGCGCCTCGCGCCGACGCGACCAGCCGCTTGCACGCGCATCCTCGGCGGATTCGCCGCCGGCACACGGCTGCGGCAAGGAAAGGGTAGTTGCCTGGCTGTCGTCGCCAAGCCGGAAGCGCAACCTCTCGTCGGCCACGGTGCAGGCAATCGGCGATAGCTCGGCCAGCGTAGCCACCGCGTCAGCCACCCCGCCCTGCTCGACGGAATATCCTGCCAGCGTAAGCGAACCGATACCCGAGACGTCGGCGGTCGGCAGCAGGAACTGCACGACGTCGGCCGCACTGACCGCGCTTTCGTCGGCCAGGATTTCGAAGGTCAGGGAAGGAAGACGATTGCCGAAATCGGCCAGCTCGAGATCCTCGAACACGACATAGGCCAAGCTACGATAAGCCGGATTCAGCGCTGCGCCTTCGGCCTGCACGAGCAGCGGATCAGGAGCCTGGTCGGCATAACCTCGATGCACGCGGACGCTTCCGCCCACTTTCAGATCGCCTGCCGCCCCGCGCAGAAGGTTTCCGTCTGCCCAGATGCGCCCGATCCCCGTAACGGGTCTGCTCGATACGGCGACTGCAAACGATGCGGTGTAAGTATAGCTGGTGACAGAGGGCTGGCCTTTCCCGCCACCGTTCTTCTGCTTGTGCTCGACCAGTTCGGTCGACCAGATCACGCTGCCCGACGAACGAATTCGGCCGAAATGCATCGGCAATGCCGACCCATAGCTGGAAGTCTGGACCGACAGCTCCTTGAGCCTTGGCCCCTCGACCTTGCGCTTGCCGAATACCGCGCCGTCGATCTGCTGTCCGAGCAGCGCGCCGATCGCACCGCCCAGCGGCCCGCCGAATGCGGTGCCCACGGCGGTAAGAAGCAGGGTTGCCATCGCAATCAATCCTTCTCGTCTGCCAGTCGCCATTGCAGGCTGACCAACCATGGAAGCGGCCCGGGCAGAAATGTCACTCGGCCCAATGAAGCGTGTGCATGAACGAAGCCGCCAGGCACGCGCACCGCCAGATGCGATTGCACCGGCCCGACCCGGCACAACACAACATCGCCACCGTCCGCACATTCCGTCAGCCCGCTTGCCGCGGCGCAGCGCAGGAACCGCGCCACACTGGTCGAACGCAGCGCATAGCCCTCGGGCGGATCAGGCTGCCGCCCGGCGCGGCGCAGCGCTTCGGCCACCAGTCCCACGCAATCGAGGCCGGAAGCCGGATCGCGCCCGTGCAACCGGAACGGCACCCCCACCAGGCCCAGCGCCGCCTCGGCAAGCGCCCGGCTCATCCTTGCGCCGCCGGATAACGGGTGAGCAGGTCGTTGCCGGGAAGATACGGCTCGCCCTGGAAATTCACGGCATTGCCGAACCGCGTTGAACAGGTTGCAATCGTGTGATCGCATCCCTCACGCAGCACAACCCGCTGCCCCGCCGTCGCGTCTTCAGCCAGGGGGCGGTCGAGCACGAGCCATCCATCATCCACCACGCGCACGCGCAGCACCGCCCCGGCATCGCCGCCATCCACCGGCCTCAGCCAGCCGAAAGCGAAATCGGCCGCAACAATGCCGCTGGCCCTGACCCATTGTCGGCCTGCCCCCACCTCGGTCAACGTGGCCTCATGCGTGAAGCGGGCCGAAGAAAGCGTGCAACCCTCGCCACAGAACTCGGCGCGGCAGGTCGGCGACGTGCGCGGCACCAGATCGCGCGCAAGCACCTGCTTGAGCGACTCCAGTTCGGCCGAGAACTGCTCCCCCTCACGACCGACCGATCCGATCGTCCCGGTGAACAGCGCCTCGAACTCCAGGCTTTCCCAATCGACCAGCCCCATCGCCACGCGCGCGCCGTCGAACCGTCCGCTGGCAAGCTCCGCCTCGCCTATCGCATCGTGCGCCAGTGCGCCGGAGACTTCCGCCGAGTCCGCCTCCAGCGTCGCTGTCCGACGCACGGCCGATGGCACCATTCCCGGCGCCGTCCGGTGGCGAAGCCCGGCGAATACCAGATCGCGGTCATGGCTGGTGAAGCCCAGCGCCACACCGTCGCGCCGCTCGATCCGCCACCACACCGCCACGGTCTCAAGGGGCTGGCTGAACCAGGTCCGGCTCATGCGTCTTCTCGCAGTTCGACCAGCGGCACGCTCGGCGCCTCGCCAGCCGCGAATTCCGCGCCCGAAATGTCGAGACGGTCCTCGGCAAACCGCACCGGCACGTCGAAGAGGAAGCCGGCCCGCACCACCGAGCCTGCGGCCGGCGCCGTCGCGAACACCAGCACGCCTTTGGCATCGAGTGAAAAATCGCCGGTCTCGGCACCGTCGACACTCACCCTCAGCGTTTCCGCGCGCGGCCGGGTGATCCGCCGCTTCTGCGCATCGGCCCCGTCGCCATAGTGCTTGACCAGGGCAAAGCGCGCAGTCGCGCCATCGCCGGTCCCCAGAATCTGGTCCGTCGGCGTCGGCACCCCGGTCATCCCGTTGGAGCTGAAGTCCGAAGGATCGCGCAAGCGAAACCCGCGCGCCTGCCCGCGCCGCGCCCGGAAGAATGCGATCAACTCGCCCAGTTCCGCCTCGGACCGCACGCCCGGCCCCACGTCAAAGCGCAGCCTGGCATCCGACCACAGGCTGTTACGCCGCTCGAAGCCCGAAGCCGTGATCGTGACATTGGTCGAGAATTCCGGCGTCACCGAAGCGTCCCGTCCCAGCGCCAGCGGGAACAGGACATCGTCAAAGGATTGCATGGTCTCGTCTCCGCTCTTGTCGGGAAGCCGGGTAAAGCCGTCGCGCGAAACCTGCGGCAGAGCCCAGATGAAGGTTTCCGCCACCCCAAGGCCAGCCGCCTCGCTCGCCGCCGCATCGATGCGGGCCCATTCCACTTCCGCATTGTCCGCAAACAGCACGAAGCCTGAGAGGTAGTGCTGCTTCGATCGCGGGTAGCCCAGTCGCGCCTCGGCCATCACCCGCGCCTCGGCGCGCAGCGCATCCTTGCCCGCCGTGACCCAATCGTAGTCTTCCAGCTGCAGCACGTCGAAAGCAGGCGAGGCCCATCCGACGGGCAGATTCGCGCGGTAAGCCTCGGGCGTCACGGGATCGAGCACGGTCGGCAGGAATGCCAGCAGCAGCCTCTCCGCCCCGGCACTGCCCGCAGCCGCTTTCACCGCTGCGGCGAGGTCCGCCGTCGATTGCGCCAGCAAGGCGCCTGCCTGATCGAGCAGGCTCTTCTGCGCCGCGTCAAGGTTCGCGCCCATGTCCGGAATGTTTACGGGACTGCCGCCAAACGCCGCCTTGGCCGCGTCGTCGTAGATGCAGATGCGCCGGTCCTGCGTCACCCACCACCACGGTTCGCCCACCTGATGCCGCACCGGCAGCCCGGCGCCCTGCATCAGGCCGACCAGCGCCACGCCAACCTTGCGCACCCACGCCATCGCCTGTGCGTTCGCGGGCGAAAGCAGTGCCGAAGGCGGCACCCATCCCGTCCGGGCCGGCGCTCCGTCCCACGCCTTCTGCTGCCACGCCGCCGGGCAGTTCTGCGCCAGCACCTCATAGGATTGCGAGGCGATGATCGTCTGCCCCATTGCCTTGGCCCCGGCGAAGAACGCCTCATGCCACTTTTGCGCCGCCGGGTTCATCGCTGGCTGCCAGGGATCGACCACGAACCCGCCTGCCCCGTCCGGTACTAGCGAATAGAAGTGGCTCATGCCGATGTAGTGGTTGATGCTGCCGCGATAGCCCAGGCCCCGGATCTGCCGCAGCAGTCGTGCCGGCGTCAGGTTGTAGGCGTCGTCATAGCCGGTGCACATGGCGAGGCCATGCGGCGGGACCATCACGTCACCCAGTTCCAGCATCGGCTTGTGCCCCTGGCAGGAAATATCGGAAAGCTCCGCCCACCCCGCCGCCGAAGTCGCAAACGGCGTCGCACTGCCCGGCGCATAGCCCGGCGCCACCAGCGAGATGAACAGCCGGTCGATATCCGCCGGATGCACCGGGTCAGCTTCGGCCGGCAGCAGGAACCCGCCGTCGAGTTCTGAAAACTTCAGCGTGATCTGCGCATCGGTTGGCGAGCCGCTGGCATAGTTCCACAGCCGCACGTACCAGGCCCGCGCATTGCCAGCCGCATCGCGTCCCTCGATGGTCAGCGTCGGCCCGTTTACCGCATCAAGGGGCAGGACCCCGCCCGATCGCCAGCGGAACGAAAGCGTCAGCCGCGAATAATCGCGCCGCGTTTCATAGGCCAGCAGCGGGTGATCCCACTTGTCTTCGGATTCCCAGATCAGCCCGACCAGATCGTCCGCCTTGCGGAACACCGCGTCCACCCGCAGCGCATCGGGCGCGGTCGTCACCACCGAGGCCATTGCGGGCCTTGGGAAATTCACCGTCCAAAAGCGCGGATCGAAGCGCTGGATCGTGTCGGTATGCTGCACCGTGCGGCGCTTGGCCAGCCAGTAACTCATCGCCGGTTCCCCGCCTGATCAGAATTCGTTGAGAGCACGGCGCACCGCCTGCGCCACCTGCTTGCCCGAACGGCGCAGGCTTTCGGGCTGGTTGCTGCCTTGCGGGCTGACGATCCGAATCGAAACGTTCACGTCCCGCCCTCGCCCCCCGCCGACCGAAGGCTCCACGCGCCCGGCTGACGTCGGCACGAACAGCTCCGGACCACGCTCGCCCACGAGGTAACCCCTGCCCGGTGCCACCGGCCCGCCCGTGGCGCGCCCCGGCAATCCGAAGATCGATGAGACCAGTCCCGTCAGCAGGCCGCCGATCCCGCCCGATTGCGCGCCCGTTGCCCCGCCAATCGAGCCGATCCCGGTCTGCAGCGCCTGCGCGGCAATGTCGCCGACCACGTTCAGCGCCACGCGTCGCAAGTCTTCGAACCCCAGCGAGCCGCGCCGGATCGCACCCAGCAATCCGCGCTCCAGCGTGTCGCCTGCCCGGCCGAACCCGTCGACCAGGATCGAATCGAAGCTCCCGCGCATCTGCGCCAGGTCCGCCGTGAAGCCGGACGTATTGGCGCGCACGTCGATCATCAGCGTGTCGAGTTCATCCGTCACGATCTTGCTCCATCAGTCTGTCGATTGTGCCGCGATCCACGCCCTCGCCATCGGGCGTGCGCATCGCGGCAAGGACGGTGGCCAGTTCCTCGGGTGTCGCCGACCAGAACCGGTTGGGTGACCAGCCCAGCAGCAGCGCGGCCTGTCCCGATAGCCGCGCTGCCACCTTGCCGAAGGTGCCGCTCATCCGCCGCCCTTCAGCACCTGCACGATCAGTGCACGCAGCACCGGCGTACAGGCGGCCAGTCCTTCGCGCGCCACCGCCTCGGCAAAGTCGGCGCGCTCAAGCCCGTTGCGATCGCGCAAGGCGTGCCAGAACAGCGCGACCATCTCGCCCAGCCGCAGCTGCCCGGCGCTCGCCCGCTCGACCAATGCAAACAGCGAGCCGAGTTCCTCCTCCGCTGCCACCAGGGCGCCGAAGGTCGGGCGCAGCACCAGCGGCTGCCCGCCAAGCGATAGCACCGCTTCACCGCGGTGCGGGTTGGCTGCATCCGCCATCAGACCTGCGCCACCACGCCCGAGCTTTCGAGCGTCATCGTATAGTTGCGCTCGCCGTTGAAATCGCCCGAGTAGTCGAGCCGCTGGACGAGGAAACGCCCACGCATCTTCTCGCCACCCTCGAACGACAGCTCGTAGTCGGCGATGGTCCCGGAAAGGGCATAGCCGCGCACCTGGCCTTCAGCCGCGCTGCCAAGGAAGATGCCCGCCGCGCTCACCGTCACCGAGCGCGTCCCCGCACCGGAAAGCAGCTCGCGCCACCCGCCCGAATCCTTCGAGGTTATGACCACCGCCTCGCCGTTGATGGACATCTGCGTGGTCCGCAGGCCCGCCACGGTGTTGTAGGTCGGCGTTGCCGCGCCATCGCTGATCTTCAGCAGAAAGGCGCTTCCTTTCTGTGCTGCCATGTCGGTTCTCCTTGAAACAGAATGAGGTGTCAGGCCGCCATCACGCGCGCCCGATATTCCAGCACGACCACCCGCACCGCTTCGCCACGCTGTTCGGCCCGCGCCTTCAGCATCGCCAGGCTGGCAATGCGGAAACCACTCGCTGCCTGGTCGTAGGGCAGGCTCTCGACCCGCGCCTCGATCGCCGCGACCAGCGCCGCGCAGCCCAGCGGATCGTCGCTGCGAAAGTTCAGCTCCAGCGCCACGCGGATCTCGCGCCCGGCGAGCGTCTTGGTGCCCCAGTTGGTGCTCGCGCTTGCCGTCAGCGCCAGCCACGGCAAGGCCACGCGCGAAGGTGCTTCCTCGACCACCGCGTTGAGCGCCGCGCCCAGCGCCGGATCATTTGCCAGCCAGTCGATCAGCACGGCGCGAAAGGGAATTTCCATTGCCTATTCCTTTCCGAACAAGGGCCAGAGCAAACCTGCCTGGCGCCACCGCCGCGCGCTCTTGCCCTGCGCCAGCATTGCCGCCCGCGCCTTGGCCAGCGCCTGCGCTTTCTCGGTCAGCCGCCGCACCAGCCCGGCGCCATCAGCCCGCCCCTCGATCATGCGAGGCGCATCCGCCGCCACGGCCGCCACAGCGCGGCGACCACGGCCGGCGGCAGCGTTGCCGCCTTCTTATCGTCGTCACGCGCGCGATGCTGGTGCGCCGCAAGCCGGATCACGCCATGGCGGATCGCCTCGGGCAAAGTGGTCCAGTCGCTGGCAAGACCGGCAACATAGGTCACCACCACCCGCGTCTGCTCGATCGGCCGGCGCAACCGCACAAGGCCGGTGCCATCGGCACGAATGTCCAGCTCGTAATCGGTCGAAGCCAGCGCCGTGCGCAGACCCCCCGTGCTCAGACCTGCCATCGCGGTGATCGCGGTAACCGGTCGCGCCGAGAGCGCCTGCCACTCGCCACTGGCTTCCAGCACGTCCTCGCAGCCCGATTGCAGCGGCATCGTGCCGGTAAAGCCCTCGCACACGTCAAACGCGGCGCGCATCAGCGAGGCCAGCTCGCCATCGTCGGCGGTCCGGGAAATCCCGAGCCAGGCCTTCAGTTCGCTAAGCGCCGCCGAGGCCACGGCTGGCGGCGCGACAATTGCCCGCATCATGGCAATCTCCGGTCATCTTGGAAGGAAAGGGGGCCTGCGGCGGCAGGGGGAGGAACCGCCGCAGGCATCCGGAGGCCGTCAGGCTTCCGGAAGGGTCAGCCGAACGCCGATCAGGCCGTGATTCTCAGCAGCTTGATCGCATCGCTGTCCATGACCTGCCCGCCCACGCGGCGGGTGGCATAGAACTGGACGTAGGGCTTGTTGGTATAGGGATCGCGCAGGATCGTCGTCTGGCGGCGTTCCGCGATCAGGTAGCCGGCCTTGAAGTTGCCGAACGCGATCGGGAAGGCGTTGGCCGCCACATCCGGCATGTCCTCGGCCTCGACCACCGGATAGCCGAGCAGGCGATCGGGCTGGCCCTGTACCAGACCCGGCTGCCACAGGAACGCGCCGTCCGAAGTCTTGAGCTTGCGGATCGTCGCCAGCGTGGTCGAGTTCATCACCCACACTGCGCCCTGGCGCAGCGGCGCCTTCATCTGGAACACCAGATCGATCAGCTTGGCCTCCGGCGCACTATCAAAGCCGGAGGCATTGCCCGAACCGATGAACTGCAGCGCCCCGAAGGCACGGGTATTGTCGCCTGCAGCGCTGGTCGTGGCGGTGAGGAAGCCCTTGGGCTGGTTGGTGCCGGTACCGTTGATGAACGCCGCACCTTCGGCGCGAGCAAATTCGGTCGCGATCTCGCCCGCCAGCCAGCTCTCGACATCGAACGCCGCGTCATCGAGCATCGCCTGCGTCGCCGAAGGATTGGCGTAGAGTTCTCCGGTCGGCGGCAGGATCTCGGCCAGCTTGGGGCTTGCCGTTTCGGGACGCGCCCCGGTCTCGCTGACCCAGCCCGAAGCCGCGCCGCCGATCGACACCAGGCGACGGAAGCCCGAAGTGCCGGTCTGCACGACATTGGCCACCGAACGGATCGGGCTGATCTCCACCATGCGGCGCGCGATCATCTCGTCGATCTTCTGCGGCACGGCAAAGCCGCCATCGGCCGGTACGGTGCCCGAAAGCGCCTTCAGCTCGGTCTCGCGGCCATGGCGGACATAGCCGTCGATGAAGCCGTTGATCTCCTGACCGCCTTCCGCACTGCCAGCGAGCATGGGACGAACCGCCATGCGGCCCGCCCGCTCGATCCGGCCTTTCACTTCCTCCACCTCGCTGCGCAGCGCGGCGATGGCGGCATCGTGCGCATCCTGGCGCTCGACGATGTCGAACGATTCAGCGATGGCATCGGCCTTGGTTTCGATCTCCAGATTATCCATGTGGCTCAACGTCCTTTCTGCATGAAACAGGTCGCACGGGACCGCGCGGCCCATCGGGGACTTCGGTTTCGGGAAAATCAGCCCGCCTCGGGCTCGACGTAGTGGACCCGCGCCAGCGGCTGCATCGGCCGGGTCACCAGGCTCACCTCGAACAGGTCGAGGTCCTCGAGCTCGCGCCCTCCCGGCAGCGCCCGGCCCTTGAGCACGCGGTATCCGAACGAAAGCCCGTCCACCGCGCCGTTCTTGAGCGCCCGCGCCGCCGCCGAATCCGCGGCATCGATCCGCGCCACCACGCGCAGGCCGCGCTCGTCCTCGCCTGCGCTCTCGATCCAGCCGATGCGCTGGTCGGGGCGGTGCTGCCACAGCAGCGGCAGCTTCAGCCCTTCGGCGAGCCTGCGCTCGAGACTGCCCTTGAACGCGCCCGGCAGGATCGTATCGCCGCCGCTGTCGCGCTTGCGGAAGATCGCGGCGTAGCCCGCGAACCGCACCGGGGCGCTCAACGCACCAGCTCCATCAGGCCCGTGCGCACCGCGATGCCCAGCAGCAGCAGCGCCAGCAGGCCCCGCACCACCCAGGTCACCACGGCCTTCCACGCGCTCGCCTTGGCATCGCGCCAGGCGCCCAGCAGCTGACGCAGCTCTGCCATGTCGGTCGGCGCATGATCGTCAGCCAGCCCCATCCGGCTCAGCACCCGCGCCGCGCCGAGGTCCGAAGCCTCCTCCACGATCGCCCGCAAGGTGACGAGATCGCCGCCCTCGTCCTCGGCCTGCGCGACCAGCCGCGCCAGCATGTCCTCGCGGGTCATGCCGCCACCTCACCGATCCCGAGCCCAAAGCCGAGCATTTGGCGCTTCTCCTCAGCCGAAAGGAAGTCCGCGCCCGAAACCTGGGCCCACAACCGCTCGCGATCCTCGGCCAGCGCCGGCACCGCATCGAGATCGACGCTCAGCGCCGCCCCGGCAAACGAACCTGACAGCCCCTCGGCCAGCGCGGAGAGCACCTTCCCCGCGAGCGGCAGCAGCGTCAGCCGCCACAGCGCCCGGTTCGCCTCGCGATAGTTCGCATAAGTGTTGTCGCCCGGAATCCCCAGCAGCATCGGCGGCACGCCGAAGGCCAGAGCGATGTCGCGCGCCGCCGCCGCCTTGAGCGTGGCAAAGTCCATGTCCGCAGGGGTCAGCGCCAGCGCCTGCCACTTGAGGCCGCCTTCCAGCAGCATCGGCCTCCCGGCATTGCCCATGCCCGAATAGGCCGCCGTCAGCTCCGCCTTGATCCGCTCGAACTGGTCGGCAGAGAGAGCCGCCCCCGGCTCGCCGGGATCATAGACCAGCGCCCCTGAAGGCCGCGCCGCATTCTCCAGCAACGCGCGGTTCCAGCCCGCCGCTGCATTGTGGATGGCCACAGCCTCCTCGGCTGCCTCCAGGCACCCCGCGCCATAATGATCGTCAAGCGGATGGAAGTGCTTCACATGGATCAGATTTGGACGCCCGAAGTCGTCCGTCGCCTCGATCCGCATCGCCTTCTCGCCGACCTTGTAGGCAAAGGCCGCAGGCCATCCGCCAGCATCGGGGATCACCGTCACCCGCTCGGGCCGCAGCGCAAACAGCTCCACCGGCACGCCATCGGCATCGCGCAGCACCTGGACATAGGCATTGCCGTGCAGCAGCAGATGCGCCGCCAGCGTCTCGATCAGCGGCTGGCCCGCGCTGGTCTCGCTGATCAGCGCCAGCAGCTCGGGCTGCGAAGCCCTGACCGGTGCCCCGCCGATTCCTTCGGCCACGAGCCGCACCGCGCGCTGTGCCACCGGGTTGCGCAAGTAGGCCTCGCGGATCGCCACGGGATAGTTGATCGGCCCGCGGGCGCTATCCCCGCGCCAGTCCGAAGCGGCAATCCACGGCGAGACGAAACTGCGCCCCAGCGGCGCGCGCGGCGTCACCGCCTCGCCCTTGAAGGCAGCAGCAAGCGATTGAAAGAACGACATAGTCTGCCTTTCATGATGAACTGAATGACCGCCCCGCAAGGCGCACTTCTCTTCTCCCCTCCCGCAAGCGCGAGGGGGTGGGGTGGGCAAGCAGCACCACCAAAACCTTCAATCAAACCAGATGCGCGGCTCCGCCTGTTGCCCCAGCATCAGCTCGGTCAGCGCCCAGACACAGGCATCCGCCCGGTCTGGAGATCGCCCCGGCCCCTGGTATTCGCCGCCCGGCATCATTCCGCACAACTCGTCCTCCAGCCTTGCGAACATTCCGGCATGGCGCACCCGCCCCGCTTCATAGAGCGCCGCCACCGGCTCGGCCCGCGCCGCCTTGCCCCGGCTTGCATGGACAAGGCGCAGGGGCAGGCTCGCCTGTGCCGCACGCAGCACCGCGCTCACCATCTCGCCACCCTGGTTCGCCTCGGCCACCACCCGGTCAGCCGACCAGGCCTGCGCGGCATTGACGACGGCGCGGGCCCAGCGCTCGGGACTGGCCTGTTCCACCGAACAGTCGGCCAGCACCCGGGCGATCCGGTCATCCCCGATGCCGCACACCACGATCCCGCAGGCATCGCCATGCGCGCTCGCCGGAGGGTCCACTCCGATCACGATCCGCGTGCACGGCGGCGCTGCGTCTTCGCGGCTCTCTTCGATCAGGCGGCGGCTCCACAGCGCGCCCACCAGATCCTCGATCATCTCGCCCAGCAGTTCCTGCCGGCCTAGCATGGTCCCGCCAAAAGTCGTGCGCATCGCCTCAAGGAAGCGCTCCGGCAGGTTCGCGGCGTTGTCGAAGGTCGTGCCCCGCGTCACCACCACGTCTTCACGCCTGTCCGAGTTCTGGCCACCCATGACCCGCGCCACCAGCGGCACCGGTCGCGGCGTGGTCGTCGCCACCAGCCTGGGATCGCTCCCCAGCCGCAGCCCCATCAGCAGGTTGTCCCAGGTCGAAAGCGCCCGGTTTGACATGTTGTCCCACTTGGCAATCTCGTCGCACCAGGCATGGCTGTGCTGCGGCCCGCGCAAGGCTTCCGGTTCGCCCGCCGAATAGAGGAACGCCTGTGCCCCGTTCGGCCAAGTCAGGCGCCGGACCGAACTTTCATAGGTCGGCCGCCGCCACGGTGCCCCGATCGAAAGCAGCCCGCTCTCGCCTTCCACCATCACGCTGCGCGCTTCGTGGAGCGATGATCCGATCAGCGCGATCCGCGCCTCCGGATCGCCCTCCGCCACGCTGCGCACCCATTCCGCGCCCAGCCGCGTCTTGCCGAACCCGCGCCCGGCCATGACCAGCCACACCCGCCAGTCGTCGTCCGGGGCAAGCTGGTTTTCCCGCGCCCAGGTCCGCCAGTCGAACGGCCACTCGATAATCTCCTTGTCGTCCAGTCCTTCGACGAAAGCGGCAACGCGCTCGGGGCTTGCATCGGACAGCCAGTCCAGCAAAGCCCGCTCAGCCATGCGCGCTCACGTCCATGGCCGCAGCCTGGCGCTGCTTCTGCACTTGCTCGCGGATCTGCAGCAGCTTGGCATGGAGCGATTGGCGCACGGCTTCGACGTCGGCATTGTCGCGGATCGCCCGCTCGCGCGCCACGGTCTCGCGGTGCTGCGAAAGCAGGCGCAGCGCGGTCGCATTGTCGAACTTCGCACCATCCTTCGGCTCGCCGAAGCGCAGCCGATGCAGCACTTCGATCTCCAGCAGGTCGTAACCCTCGCACAGCGCCTCGCGCCACCTGGCGGCAAATTCGCTGTCGTCGCGCTTGTCCTTGTAGGCCCGCGAGGCCGGAATGTCCGCCGCCGCTGCCGCCGCCGTCACGTTCGACGTTTCGGCCAGCACGGCCAGAAACACCGGTCGCCACGGCCTGTTGCTCTTATTCGTCTTCACCGGTGGCGCAGGTGCCAGTTCCCTATCAGGAACGTCTGCGCACGCAGTCTCCGCACATGACTCATCGGCACCCGGCTGCACTTTCGGCTTGGCCAT